CGAAGCGCCGTGCCGCGAAGTCAACCAAAGCAGCAGAGGACAAACGACGCTATGCTCGAAAGCTCGAAGAACAGGCTACGAAAGTTGAAAACGCTCTTGTTGGCAACTCCTCTGCCACAATCGATCTTGGGGATGTGGCTGCTTTGCCAGACCCAGTATCGGAGCTTGTCGGCGAAAGTGAAGTCGTCTTCCAACCGAATACGGGTCCGCAAACGGAATTTCTGTCGGCGGGTGAGCGAGACGTACTCTACGGCGGTGCAGCCGGTGGTGGAAAAAGTTTTGCACTTCTTGCTGATCCGCTACGTTATTGTCACAATCCTAATCATCGTGGTCTTCTTCTCCGTCGTACACTCGACGAACTAACCGAACTGATCGACAAGTCTCGGCAACTCTACCCCAAAGCATTTCCCGGTGCGAAGTTCCGAGAGTCGAAGTCGACGTGGGTCTTTCCGTCCGGGGCGACGATGTGGTTCACGTACCTCGACAAAGACAAAGACGTGACGCGCTTTCAAGGGCAGGCGTTCAACTGGATAGGTATCGATGAGATCACACAATATCCCACACCGTACGTCTGGGATTACCTGCGTTCTCGCCTTCGTACTACTGATCCTGAACTCCAGCAACACCTGTACATGCGCTGCACAGCCAACCCCGGAGGAGTGGGTGGTTGGTGGGTCAAGAAGACTTATATCGATGGCTTGGAACCAAACAAGCCTTTTCCTGCCTTCGATATAGAAACACGAAAAGAATTCCTGTGGCCCCCCGGTCACGAGAAAGCAGGTCAGCCCCTGTTCCTTCGCAAGTTTGTACCGGCAAGGCTGACCGACAATCCCTACCTGATGGCAGACGGCCAGTACGAGGCTATGCTCAGGTCGCTCCCAGAAGTCGAGCGAAAGCGGCTTCTCGAAGGTGATTGGGACGTGGCGGAGGGAGCGGCCTTCCCCGAGTTTGCAAGGAGTCGACACGTTGTCGAACATTTCGAACTACCTACCAATTGGCCACGTATACGAGCGGCAGACTACGGGTATGCGAGTCCGTCGTGCGTTCTTTGGGGGGCTATTGACTGGGATAATAATATCTGGATTTATCGCGAATTATATGCTAAACACTTGACAGCAGAGGAACTGGCTGATAGAATACTAGAAGCAGAACAACTAGATCCACAGCCTCACTACACAGTCCTCGACTCGTCGTGCTGGAACAAGACAGGATTCGGTCCGTCAATAGCAGAGACGATGATGCGCGTAGGTGTGAGGTGGACGCCGTCAGATCGTAATCGTATTCAAGGAAAAATGGAAATACATCGTCGTCTCGCTGACGATCCGTACACAAACGAACCTCGTCTACGTATATTTTCTTCGTGCCAGAATATTATCAAGCAGCTTGCTGGCATACCTCTGTCGAAATCGAACTCAGAAGATGTAGACACGAAGTCAGAGGATCACGCGTACGACGCCTTGCGTTACATGTTGATGACCCGTATGAGCGGTTACGCTTCTATCCATCAACAACTCCACGCAATAAAGACACAAGTTTTTCAAGTTCAAGACGAAGTCTTCGGATACTAAATGGCAAAGACAGATCAATTCATATACGACAAGGCGGTCGATGTTCAAACGGTAACCCTGCGGCGCTTTCTTCAGTTACGCGCTGCTGCCCACATAGCGTCGGGCAAGGCTCAGAAGGATACAATCGGGGATACGTTCCGGAACAATTCCGCTTTCGAAAGTCTTCTCGACGAACCTCTCATACGTTTTCTTGATGCCGGATTCGAGATGCAAGAGGCGAATCCTCTTTTCAAAGCATCCATGGAAGTTCAAGCACGGGCTGCAGAGAGGGTAGCAAAGAAGGGGGAGGGTGACCCGGAGGGCACGAATGCTCGTCGTAGACTGTACAGTCACGTCGACGCTATCGAAGAGAATATCATCCACCAACTCAGTCTGCCAGAAAACAGAGACGTAAAAACAAGATACGACAACTTCCTTCCGCGTATGACGGACTCGGTTGTCAATCCGAAGAAACCCGGTGCGTTAGCAAATAGATTTCGTTTTCGTCACGAGAATGTCGGCCTTTTGAAAAAGGAACTTCTCGACTACGTGTTGAAAAATCCACAGGATGAACACGTCGTACGTGCCCTTTTCATGCAGATCGACTTAGGCTTCCGTCCCGGCGAAGTAGAACTCCAAGGCGAACATGCTGCGCCATCAACGCTTGATCGGTCAGGGGGGCGCAGATGCCCTGTTCGTGGACAACAAGGGAAGTCCCATAAAAGAGGGGGACATGACACGCGTCCTCAAGCAGATCGAGGTACGTGGCCCCAACGGAACAGGCTTGATGTTCGACGCCGAAACCGGCAAAGAAATCTTTTCACTGCCACGTGCGTACCTACTTCGTAATATGAACATCACAGCGAACTTAGCTCTAGGGACGGACGCAGTCACATCCGGAGCGATGAGAGGACGAGCATATAGAGGCGTAGCAGCACAGGAAGATGGATATCAAGGGAAAGTTCCGGGATCTCACACTCTTGAAGAAACACAGCCGCACATTCGTCTACACACGTACTTTCGAGAGCAACTGACTGATGCGCTAGGATTTTCCGAAGATATGGTCCTTGCTCCGGATCAGGACATCATCGGAATGTGGATACAAAGCGGCGGAAAGATAGATGCTTCTCAGGGGACAATCGGAACGTCACAAGTTCTTATCGGTGCGGACGATGCAGCCAGTATCAACATCACGTTTCCGTATAGTGAACAAGAAGCGTCACAGATGAAACCGATCACTATCGTGCAGGATGCCCCTTCTGCGGCTCTTCCTGCCCCGGAGGAAACCCCCGACGAAAGAAACGCCGTAACACGAGATCTCTTAAGGGGAATGAACGATCCGAAGCTCAAGGCCGGTGGCGCTACTTACCTTCTCTCACAGGGCTTGCGTGACAATGAAAGTCTCGACAAAGAAGAGGTGGGAGATTTTATCGTCCAGACGGGTCTCGAAGAAACTGCGTACTTTGCCGGTGTGAAGGCATTGCAGGGTCTCAGAGTAGCAAGCTCTGTAGCGAATCCCCTAATCTTAGGCACACAATTAGCAACGTCTATTATAACTCCCGTCGAGGGAGGGGACATTACGGAGGAACAACGTCTGGTTTTAGAGGCAGAAGCTGCAGAACGTCGTGCTGCAGAGAACATCCGCCCCGGCGGATCAGGAACGACTACAAAAAGTTTCCGTCCGGCGATAGGCACGGCAGAGGGTGCGGAAGAAACCCGACGTATGGAGATGTTCATGGAGCCGGACTTTGGTGAGGGAAGCCCACAGGATATTATGGAAAACGTCGTCCTAGACGACGCAGCTATGCAAGACATAGATACAACACCGAGCTTTATGGCTCGATAAAAAAAGGAGTGAGTTATGAACTTGAACATGGGTGAATCGTACATTATGAATGCCGACAAAGAAACTGTCGACAATCAGGGTGGCGCTGCACAGCTTTATCGTGAGGGTCTCGAATTCGACACTCGCGCGAAGACTGATGTTCTTACAGAAGATATGCCGAAGCAGCAGACAAAGCCGACGGTAGAAGCTTCTTTGTTCAGCATGGCTGATCAACGAGATTACTAAGGAGTCCTTTCTATGGACGATAGGTTTCTAGAACCTGCTGATGACGAGCCTATCTCGGTAGTCTCTCCGGACGAACAAGCACCGTATCTTGCAGATTACATACGTGCGAAGTTCGAAGATTCGGAGAACGGTCGTTACGCGTACGAACAACGCTGGCTGAAAGCGTACAAAAACTTTCGTGGCATCTACGACTCGACAACACAATACCGAGAGTCCGAACGATCTAAGGTGTTCATCAAGATCACCAAGACGAAAGTTCTTGCAGCGTACGGGCAAATCGTAGACATACTTTTTGCCAACAAAAAATTTCCTATCGTCGTAGAGTCTACTCCTGTCCCGGAGGGTGTCGCTGAGTTCGCTCATATGAAGACGCCCATCGACGACCTGATCAGCCAAGAGCCAGCCCAAGATCCGTACGGGTTCGAAGGGGACGGAAGATCCCTCGCTCCCGGAGCGTTACAGGCAGAGACTTCGAAAGACTTCTTAGGTGCGTACGAGGAAAAACTCGAAAACGCACCCGTCGTCGAAGGCAAAGCGAACATCGGAGAGCCACAGATCTCTCCTGCTCAGGAGTCGGCTCTCAAGTGTGAGAAGGTTATCCACGATCAGCTTGTCGACACGAATGCCGTCACAGTGATCCGTAAAAGCATCTTCGAAGCTGCCCTGATGGGCACGGGTGTCGTCAAGGGTCCGCTGAATATGTACAAGCGGATACATCGCTGGGAGCGGGGAGACGGAGGAGATCGTACGTACAATCCGTACGAGAAGCTAGTCCCTCGCATCGAACACGTATCTATATGGGATTTCTATCCTGACCCATCGGCTGCAAGCATGGAAGATTCCGAGTATGTCATCCAACGACACCGGATGAATCGTGAACAGCTACGCAGCCTCATCCTCATGCCGCACTTCGACAGGGAGCAAATCGAAGAAGCACTGGCAAAGGGACCGAACTACCAAGACAAGTATTTTGAAGACACGATCCGCGAAGACGAAACGGACGCGTACTACCAAGAAAACAGATTCGAAGTCTTGGAGTATTGGGGCGTCATCGACGCGCAGATGGCACGCACTGTCGGTCTACTAGACGATGAAACCGACGGCGGGGAAATGACCCAGATGCAGATCAACGCATGGATCTGCGGAAACGTAATCCTGCGTTGTGTGATCAACCCCTTCACTCCGGCTCGTCTGCCCTTCTTCGCCATGCCGTACGAAATCAATCCCTATCAGATTTGGGGGGTTGGCATCGCAGAGAACATGGAAGATGCTCAGTTGCTGATGAACGGTCACGTTCGTATGGCAATCGACAATCTCGCACTCGCTGGCAACCTTGTCTTCGATGTCGACGAAGCATCGTTGGTTCCCGGACAGAACATGGACATCTTCCCCGGTAAGATATTCCGACGGCAGTCAGGTGTCACAGGCACGGCAATCAACGGCCTCAAGTTCCCGAACACGGCTCCTGAGAACATCCAGATGTATCAGATCAGTCGTCAGCTTGCGGATGAGGAGACGGGTCTTCCGTCTATCATGCACGGACAGACGGGCGTCACGGGCACCGGACGGACCGCAGCAGGTCTATCGATGCTGATGGGTGGTGCAAGTCTGTCTATGAAGACCGTGATCAAGAATGTAGATGATCACCTGCTCAAGCCTCTCGGCGAGTCGTACTACCAGTGGAACATGCAGTTCAACGAGGACATGGATGAAATCGGTGGCGACCTAGAAATCAAGCCTCGCGGTGTAGCTGCGGTTATGCAGAAGGAAGTTCGCAGCCAGCGTCTTATCGCGTTACTTCAGACCGTGTCTAATCCGATGCTTGCTCCGTTCATTAAGATACCTAACCTCATTCGCGAGTTGGCGATCACGCAAGACATCGATCCGGATAGCCTAGTCAACAACGTGAACGAGGCACAGATCTACGCTCAGATGTTGCAAGGGATGATGCAGAATGCTCAACAAGGATCAGGCCCGGATGGTGGCCCCGCTGCTGAACAACCTCCCGGCATGGGAGGGGTTGGAGGAGTACCTCAACAGCCTCAAGACGCTGGTGGTACAAGCCCTGATGGTCGCGCAGTCGGAATCGGAGATGCGCCAGTTGCAGGGGAGACTGGTTTTACTGGAAACGCTCCTCAACTTGAACAATAACTACAAAGCCGTTTTGAAAGAGAACAACAAAAGTGAGTAGTTTTTTCGATTATTATTCTGGGCGTCCTACTCCTCCGACGCCGCCAGCGGCTCCGACTCCGCCCTCGCCTACGCAGCCGGTCCTTCCTCCGATAGATCCGCGCTACGTCTTGAAGAGACCGAGAGAGGAAGACCCGTCAGAACCTAACTATGCGATGGATCTCATCGGCGGAAGTAACCCAGCCCTGAATATAGCCGGACTACAAATCATAAATCCGGAAGATGTCATCCACGGGGACTTTTCTACGTACTTGGCAGGTATGGGCCTCGAACGGAACGGAACATTCGGAGCCGTAAATCCGTCAGATTCGAATGCGGATGTGCCCGGTGGAATTCCTTTAATCGACGCCTACACATTGACAGATGCGACAGGGAAAGGCTTTCGCGGTATTTCAAAAAGCGGAAAGCTCAACGTATTCGCAGCAGCATCTATAAACGAAGAGTTCGAGGCTCTCAATGAGATTGCGAAGTTCAACGCTACGAATGCAGACGCCGTAGGTAACGCCAAAGGTTTCGCGATCAGACTAGGAGACGAGCGCGGCAGCATTCTTTATCGTCTTCCGGGATCGAACAGATATCAAGGAGATTTGTCCGTCAACGGCAAGACCATCCCACAAAGCATCGCCCGTAACATCGAAAACTACACGCAGGGAGCGTCTAAAGGCCAAGAGCTTCTTGCTGCTTTGACTACCGGAACTAACGAAGACATAAGTGAAGCAATCACGGATATAGATTTCACCAACGCCCTGCTTAACACGGATCGAGGTGGTTACACTCTCGATGGTAAATTCAACTCCGTCGTAGGTGTCGGACGACTAGGCAACCTGTCAGACTTGAAAGATCTCGCAAAAAATCAATTCCGGGTCGTCAACGACGGCAAGTACAACGAGGCAGCTTCGAACGCAGTCGCTACTGAGTGGCTCAACGGCGCAAGAAATATGGGATCGGATGCGACTCAGGCAGAGTTGATTGCACACTTGCAAAACTCCATCAACAAAGCGACGAAACAGTCGGACGTTATGAAGCCGAACACGAAGCCCGGAAGCAAGACTACAACCACAACCACTCTCAGTCAGAATAAGGAAGCCGCTGCTGCCGCTGCCGCTGCAAAGGCTGCAGAAAAGGCTGCTGTCGCACAGGCAGAAAGAGATCGACAGGAACGTGAGGCGTATCTCGCACAGCGAGAGCAGGACATGCGTAATTACGGAAATCAAGACGATGACGATGGTGCTCGACAAGCGCGGGAGAGTCGTGAACGGGCACGGGTTGAAGAGCGGGTTCGCGACGTAACTGAGAGAGGCATGTATCGCGGCTTTAATGAGGGCGGCTTAAACACAGCCCGTCCCGGCTTCGTAGAGGACGAAGACCGACTCGTGCCGGAGAAGTCTATCCTAACAGTCAACGAGCTACAGGGAGACGTAGAAGAGTCGGGTTTCATCGACCGACCTCCGTCAGAAGTCACCG